TTATTGTGTAACTAAATCTTTTTTTAATATAGCGTTTATCTCTGCTTCATTGTTGAATTCTCTAGTTAAACTATTCACGTATCTTTGCTCGCTTTCCATATCATCATCCATAATAAATGTGAGATTTTCTTTATTAAACCATGCATGAGCTACATAAGATCTAATGTTAAATAGCGCTTGAGGAGAATTATTTATAACTTTATAACCTATTTTTTTTCCTGTATGGTCTTCAACCATAAAATCAACAGTTATTTTATCTCGGTTTTTGGCACCTTTGAATACATAAGATTTTTGCACAGTGCTAAAAGTCTTAAGTAAATAGTTATTTATATATTCCCTCTTTTCTGCTTCAGTCATTTTATTTCCAGCTTCTTGAGTAGGATGCAAAATGTATTTCGTAGTATCTTCTATAAATGCTTTAGCTTCATCTAGACTATCAAAGTTTCTAATTTGTATATTAGTAAATTTAAAATTATTTACATAGAATCTAGTGAATTCTTTTATTTCACCTTTAAAATTAAGAAAGTTTTCCCTTATCGATTTTAAAAACATTTTTGTAAAATCTTTGTCAAGCTCTTCGTCAAAACTAAAAAGTTTGTTTTTTCTTTGCATTAGATTGAATTCATTTGCATAATAACCATTATTACCTTCTATTTGAAAAATAACACCTACAGCAATATTAGAAATCAATAGAATATCTGGATAGTAGTTAAAACTTGAATACTTTACTTTATACACTTTTCATCACCTCACTAAATGTTTCGTTATTTCTTCTATTATATCATCAAATTCACTAATATTTCTTTCGATAAACTTTTTCAACAAGTAAATATCTTGTTTTGAATGACCAACACTAATTTCATTAGGCATAGAACTGATTATATCATCCATGTCAATATTCACTAATTTTTTCTTAATTTCATAGCCGATTTTTCGTATCTCTATAGGGTCAAAACTTTTATTTTCTAATAACAATTGATAGTTTCCAGTTTGAAAAACATCTTCTACCATTTTTTCTATCGATGGATTCCCTCTTTTTAAAACATCAAACCAAATGCATTCACCTGGAAAAATATGTGTATAATCCAAAGGGAATAACTTGGCTTTTTGTCCTTTTTTAGGCATTTTAATTAATATGTTACCTTTATTTCTGTCTGTATTAGATATGAATGAATCAAATATTATCAATTCAATAATATCTTTATTATCAATTGTATTAATCATACCTGGTCCTTCTATGTGTATAACTGAATTTTCTAAAACAGTATATGTAAATATTTCCTTGTCATTGAAACTCGAATCATTTGGTATGCGATTTATCGTTAAATCAGATTTATACTGTGCAAATCCAAAATCAGGATGTGAAAAGTCTAACCTCTCTGCAATAAAATAACCTACTGCTTCATTGAATAAAGCATAAAACCCTTCGTTATTGTTAATCGATTTAACTACTACAGCCAAAGAGTCTATCATTGCATAATACGGTGTTGTTACACCATTACCGACTCTACTCGTAATCTCTGTTAATATTTTCACCATATCTATCCTCCGATTAATTAGCACAATTACATATATAATACACAACTTACACAAAAAGAGGTAGACCGAACATATAAACGAACACAAAAAATACCCCCACGTCAGAACTTGTCTGCCTAAAAAGGGGTGGGGGCGTTGTCGTTTATATTTAAATAGTAATCCAACCACTATTAATATGTCAATCATTAAAATAAAAAACAACCACCCAGTAACTAGTATAGGTGGTTTAAATATGCAGTCAGCTTCTTACTGCTTTACGCAAGTAAGTCCTCTGCATAGCCGGATTGGCTACCGGAAATGTGGTTTTAAGCCAGATTGGTTACTGGTAATGTAATTACATTATATCATAAAAAATAGGCAAGTACCGTAGTACCTGCCTGTTATCTACATTTAAATCTTGAGAGAAATGTTAAAAAGTTCTAGTAAAATAATAGCACATTTTATCTTTAAATGTAAATAGAAAGCAGGTGTGTAGCGCACCTGCTTAAATAGACATGACTATGTCATTCTAACTGATTTCTCCCCATAAGTCACCTAATATCTGATTAGGTGGGGCAGAACCATTCCATGTTCTAATAGGCAAGTAATAACGTTGCCCCTCCCATGTATATCCTACCCAAACATGACCATCTTGTAACATCACTTCTGTATAATCACAATATCCACCAGGTTGGAATTGGTAAGCTACCGGGCATGATAAGAATGGTCCTATTTTTCTTACAGTGATTGGTTGATTACCGTTTGTGAATCTAGCATTTTCTTCCATGTAGTAAGTACCATATTTATTACGTTTCCATGCACTCGCAACTGGTTTAACTGTATTACTTGAAGCGCTTGACTCATTAGAGACAGTGGCAACTGGTATCTTACCGTCCATATACACTCTGATTTGCTTGATAAAGTAGTCTTTAAGTTGTAATTGTTTATCTTCCGGCAATAGACCGCGAGTTACTGGATCAAAACCAGTGTGTAAAACCGAACTTCTATGAGGGCATGATGTTGAAGTAAATTCATTGTGCAATCTGATTGTATTTCTGTTTGCTGGTAATCCCCATTTTTTCAACAATCTAGCGCATTCTTGGAAAGTTGCCTGTTCATTTTTTAAGAATGTCGCGTTATCTGCGCCCATTGATTGACATACTTCAATACCGTAATAATATTTATTACCTATTTGATTAGCGGTATGCCAACCTACTTGTGATTCATCTAAGGCTTGCCAAACTGTGTTGCCTGATACGTAACTATGCGCAATGCCCGCTTCTAATCTTGATAAAGGTGCATTTACTAATCCGTTACGATATGCTTCAGCAGTCGCCCCTTTGCTCCCTGCGTCGTTGTGTATAACTATACCTTTAGGGTTACTACCACGCTTAGGTAGGTCATAACCTTTAACCACATCTTTGATGATTTTAAGTTCTACTGCTTTAGGTTGTGGCTTAGCTGTTTCTTTTTTAGGTGCTTGTGTAGGAGATTGAACTGATCGTGGCGCTGTCTCACTTTTAAAATTCGGACGGATAAACCACATAGGGAAATCATAAGCATGTTGTCGTCTTGTAACTTTTTCCCAACCCCAGCCGGGTTGTTCGATTCCGTCAGTCCAGCCACCGCCTAGCCAATTCTGCTCATATACAATGATGTAATCTAAAGTTGCTTCAATTACCCATGCAACGTGACCATATCCAGCACCGTAGTTGCTACCGAATACCACCATGTCGCCAGGTTGTGCTAAGAAGTCCGGTGTATTTTGGTATACAGTAGCTAATCCGTCGAAGTTGTTAGCGAACGGAATATCTTTTGCGCCTACACCTTTTAGGAGTAATCCAAACAAAGCTTTCCAACCAGCATTAGCATAATCAAAGCATTGAAATGCATACCAAAGGTCGATATTAAATTGTTTTCCCTCAGAAGTTTTCAACCACTCTATAAACTCTTTTTTAGTCAATTTTGCTTGCATTGTCGCCACCTCCGTGATGATACTCGTTCACGTCAAAACCGATTTCATTAGAGGTGTCTGTAAATGGTTGTGATGTGTCGTACTCTTTCGGTGCTTTTGTACTTAATTCCGGTGTTAAGCTAGTATCTTGTGAAGTTTTCCAAGTGACTTGTTGTTCTTCTTTGCTACTATCTCTAGGCGCTTGATATGTCTGTGCTATAGATGAATCTGAGACGCCTTTTGACGTTGGGTCAGTAATAACGCCAATCCCTGTAAGTAGCGTGAGGATAGCACCTATAATCGCGCTGGCTTGATTTAATTGAGTTGATAAATCGAATCCGAATAAATCTGTGATTTGTTTGATAAATAACAACAATGCTCCAACTAAACCTGTTAATACTGCTTTATTTTTAAATCTCAATTTCCAGTTAATATCCATTTGTTTGCTCCTTTTATCCAAAATAAAAAACGACTAAAAAATTAGTCGTTTAAAATTATTCAATGGTCAATGTCGGAGATCCTGAATAAACATCACTTATAGTGACATACAACATCCCTGAAGGATTACTAAAGTTGATATTTTTAATTGCAACTCCGCTATTGACTCCTGATATTCCTAAATCACTTGAACCTAAATTAGTTTGCGAAACCCTCATTATACCGCTACGTACATTTTCTATTGTCACCTGATAACTTTTATTAGGTTCAACTCCGTTTATTGTCCATTTTGCTGTTGAATCTTCTATGCTATCCGGATATTTATTTTTAGGTAAGGGTTTAATTACAAAAGATGAAGGCTTTTTCCATACTTGGATATTTCCAGCATATACTTTTGTATATTCTTCGCCTTCGTAAATAAGTTTCTTTACATTTTTAAAATTACCTTCCATAAAAATCACCCCTTAATTAAGTAAAGTGTATTAGGGTCTTTTTGATATATATAGTTATATTCATTTTCTGTTCCTGTCCAAATTTTAACCGTCGGTTGAGATGCGCTTTTTAGTTGATATAAACTATCCGCTTGTTGTTTAGTAAAAGCTTGAGATGACAAAACATACCGCTCGTCATGATTATGATTTTTTGGAGCATATAAATCATTTAGTGTTTGTTTGAATTCCTCAAAATCTTCTGTACTAACTTTTGAGCCAATCTGTTGCAATACACTTTCTGAAATAGAGTTGTTTTGTATTGCTTCTGCTAATTCTCTTAATGTGTTCATAGATTCAGGCGCGCTATCAACTAGTTCAGCAATTTTTGTATCCGTATACGTTTTAGAGTCGTTGAGAGTTGTATCTTTGATTTTTTCAACTTCTTGCAATTTATCTTCTAACCCTTCAACATTTGCGATATTGATTTTGTCCAATAACTCAGGTTCTGCTTTGATATCTGTATCTTTACCATCAATTTGCCACATTTTAGTGTCAGGATTGATTGATACTACAGTACCGTTTTTACCGGGTGCGCCTTGTTCTCCTTTTTTACCTGCTTCACCTTTTGCACCAGGTTGTCCCGGTTCGCCTTTATCACCTTTCGCACCTTTAAATCTACTTTCATTCTTTTCGATGTAAGAAATGACATCTTTATCTATTTTCTCTTTAAAGTCTTTGCTCAATAAATCTGTCGCGTTATCTTTTAAGATTCTCGTAATAGCATCATCTACCAATTTAACATCGATTTCTTTTGCTACAGCAGATTCAATACCACTATCAACGATATTGAAAGAAAAGTTCGCGACATGTATTTTTTCTTCTTCTTTCTCTAAAAACAGCTTACAACGAACATAACCAGCGTGTTTGATAACCTTTTTAGGTATCTTGTAGGTAATGAATCCTTTTACAACATCGTCGATAATAAGGGGCTCATTTTTGAATATAGAGCCATCTTCCATAAACAAATGTAATCTAGGTGTTAAGCCATGTGCTTTTAGATCGATACGACCTTGTTTGTCATTGATACCTATTCTTATAGATGCTGTATTTTCATCTTCAGTGTAAAATCGACAGCCAATGTCACCTAAGTCAACACCATCATTTTTTATTCTCGTTTCAACATCTTTTATTTTGTACATTTACACACCTCTTTATTTATATTTATCCCTTGTGAAGTAGATACCTTTTAAGCCGATTTGTTTATATAACTTAGCGATTGTACTTGCTTGATGTTGGCACCACTCTATAGCAGTAGCGTATTGGTGGGTAGCTGGATTCTTAGGATTCCATCTAATTCGGTACAATGTGTTTTGACCTTTATTGATGTAATCCTTTCTTACGAAGCTAGCACCGCCCATGATTGCTTTTGCTGGAGATGTCCAACCTTTATTTTTAGCAAACGTCATTGCATAATCAGGGTCGTTGTCGAATGCACCAATACCGAAGTAATTATATGCACCGTATCTACCATTAGCGAAGTTACTTGTTCCGTATCCACTTTCTAAGAAAGCGTGCGCGATCAAATAAATTTCGTTAATGTTGTTTTTCTTACAAGCTTCCGCGAATGCTTTGCCTTGTCCGTCGAGCGTTCCTTTTCCTTTAAGTATTTTGTTAAGCGCACTAACTGAAATGCCTTGATACTTGCCTAAATTAAGCATTTGATAGCATTGCGTGTTACTTTCCCATATTCGCTTAACATTCATTGCCGAGCTCGTTTGTGCTCGTGTTGCATTAGCCCAGCCCCATGTATGAGATTTTTTCGGGTTACCCCTAGACATTTGTCTATCCAGTGCTTGCTGGAATGTGAATGGACTTGTTTCAGTAACGATGCTTGGTTTTTCGTCTGATGGAGTAGGGCCTCGTGTGGACGCACTGTCAACTGATGTTTTATCACTAATTCTTATTGTTGTTTTTGTCGTTACTTCTTTTATATTTTCTCGTGTCAATATATCTCGTTTAATGTATGTCTCAAGCATTTTCTTTTTAACTTGCTCATACTTTGCGTTATCCGGTATACCTTGCTTAATCAAGTCGTAATTAATTAAATCTTTCATACTACGCCAAATATTAGGGTCTACCTTTAACGTCGTTTCAGATAAGTTTTTATCAATCCCTGACAATAACCAAACACCACGTATTAACGCTTGTATTTGATTCAATAAGAATTGTCGTTTGCTATCTGTTTGACCACCACATACTTCAATAACTAGCCAATTAGGGTGACGCGGGTCATCAAAATTGGTTGGTCTAGCAAGCCATGTAGCCTCTCTATCGACATATAAATGCGGTATTTCATAATCGCTTATAAACTTATTTCTTTGCGTATACAGTTCGTCTACAGAACGCATATGCATTGATTCTTTTATATATAATCCTTGAATATCTGAGCGTTCATCACCCATTACAACTATATGATCAATGAAGTGCTCTTCTTTATCTAAAACATTGCTGTAAGCAGTGTATTTTACTGTTTTAACTTCTTTAAATTGCGGTTTCTTCGCTTCGCCAGTAATTGTTGAGTCATTGGCTTTTGATGCTGAACTTGTATCAGTACTACTAGGTTTGCTAGTATCTTTTGAATATGGAGGTCTGACAAAGCCTGTAACACTTACATAAGGGTGTCTTACTAAACTTCCCGGAGAACCTGTCCAACTATTAGAATTAACCCAGTTTTGGTCAACGCTATAAAAATAACTTTTATTAGATGGTCCTACTACTATTGCGGTGTGTCCGTCCGAACCTATTCCGTTGCCAGGGTGCCAAACTGCGATGTCTCCAGGTTCCGGTACAAATCCAGATGAATAACGATAGAATCGGAAACCCTTAGGATATCTGTAATTAGCCATATCCTTAGCATTGCCCCATGTTACAAAACCCCAATATCTTTTAAAAATAAAGTTAGGTGTATCCCAACATTGACTGCCCCGATAATTATCTATATTAATCCTCTTACCAATATTCGACTTTGCCCACTCCACCACTTCACTAGCTGTAGGCTTTCTAGTCTTTGGGTTAGGTAATCCCATGTATGCACCTCATTTCAATCAAAATAAAAAGCCAGTGCCGAAGCACTGACTCTTAACTGTTATTTACATTTACCAAACCAGAAGCACGCCCAGAAGCTATATCCTAAAATCCCTTTAAGCATGGTAATCACCTCCTTTAAATACCAAAAATAGTTCTTAGTAAAGCTATGACAATCGTACTGAAGATAGTCCCTATCAAACCGAGAATCCACATTTTCATATCGCGTATATTTTTGTCGTTTTCTTTCTTATTTTTTTCGTCTATCTGTCTTTCCCTCTGGATAGCATCTAAAGTTTTATCTAATTTAATGTTAACTTGCTCTTGAGTTTTTTGACCTAATTTAATCTCATTGAGAGTGCTAAGCATTGTTTTATCATTCTCTTCTAATCTTCTAATTCGCCATTCATGTTCGTGCCGTTTGGTAAATCCAAACATTACGCCACCTACTTTGTGTTAAATTAAAAAGCCTCAAGCATTACACCTGTGACTTTTCATCTTTTGCCTCTGGATATTTTTCACCAGTGATCAATGCATATTCTTCTTTGTCGATTACACCCATGTCTACGTACCACTTAATTTGCTCATTTTTATAGCAACCCCACACATAAAAAGTTTTAATGTCTTTAAAAGTTGGATAAATCATCTTCATCATTTAAACGTCCCCCTCAGTATTTGTTTTGTTAGTTTTCAGTTCGGTCAACTGTTGTGTTAACATAGCGTTTTGTTGCGTCAATTGCATTGTCAACATGTTCACTTGCGTCATCTGCATTTGCATACTTGCAACCATTCCGCGAAGTTCCTCATCACTTAAATCTGACGCACTTTGTTGGTTTGATGCATTCGGTACGTCTTCTTTTTCGAAATTGCTATTGTATTTAATTTCGCCGTTAGTGAAAACAAACTTTCTAGGTTCGAACTCTTCTTTAAATTTAATAGGCACATTGTTATCATCTACATCTAAACTATTGCGTAAACCGCCAGTATTAACGTATCCGATAACTTCATTTTTATCATTTACTGTGATTTTCATTATTTCCACCCCATAATTTTAGTTATAGTAACTTTGTTGGCATTCGCTCCAGAACCTGATGTTTTACCTAAATCAAAGTACACATCGTTATCGATTCTTAAAGTAGTGCTACTTGTTTTGGATAGTAAACACTCATAAATACCGCCACCGTTACCGTCTGAGTCAACTACATTCGCTTTACTTAATTGAATTGCATTAGGTAATGTGGTTAGTCCGAATCCCTCAATAACGCCACCTGGATAAGTTCCACTTACTAATAAAATAGAATAGTTTGTGTATGGTTCGGTTAGATTGATTGTTGTACCTACACCATTTGCTCCACCGTCGAACAATACCGTTGATTTATGTTCATTAGGAACTGTCCACTGTTGCTCAAGTCTGCCGTTTGTGATTGATCGTGTGTAAATCTTTTTAGAGTTATAAGGTGTGAAGTTAAATAGCTTGTTTGTATCATCTTTAACGAATACCGATAAATAACCCTCATAACTTTCAACGCTACCTGGTAAATCCGGCACTCTTGTTGCATAGTAATTACCAGCAGTTAAATATCCCAAATCGCCTTGCGCATTATTCAAGTTAACTTGTATTGATTGGCCATTCGCCTCTGTCATCTTATGTTGTTGCCAGCTCGTTGTTCCGAATTTATCATCTACATACTGCTTAGCTTGATTTAAAGCGTTGTTAGCCGTTTCTTCAACAAATTTCTTCGTTAATTCTTCGTCAACTTTTTTATAGAACTGATACCATGTGCCACCGATTTTATATTTTGTGTACTCATCATTTGAATCGTCTGGATACCATGTAGCACGAGCTGTACTGTCATCAACAACATAAACAACTAACAAGCCTGATTTCCCTAAAGTATTCGTAGTTGCTGAAACTTCAGAACCATCATCAACGCCATCTTCTTTAGGCGTCTCTAAAGTGCCTATATCTTTAAATGTTGGCGCATCTGTTGCGCTAGTGATATGAATAATCCTAGATGTGTTAATTGCGCTTAAAACGCTATCTATGGACTGTTCAGACGATTCAATTGCTTTACCGTAATCATCAGTAAGTTTAGACTTTTGCCAATTTGTTGTTGAATTACCTTTAACAAGGTCAGCGCCATTGATTTGTTGTTCAACTTCGTTAACACGTTCAAAAATCGCTTGCTCTTTTTCAACTATTTTATCGACTTCAGCTGTAACAGCTTGTGTTGCACTAGTTTGCGTCGCAGTAATAGCTTGTATAGCTTCGTTTTGCTTGATTTCGATTTGTTGAATGCCTTTTGTCGCACTATCATTCACTTTTGCTATTAACGTTTGTGTATCAGCCATATTTTGCTTTAATTGGTTAAAGTCTTTACCGACAGCTTCGATAGTATCTTGAATAGATTTGATATAAACAAGCTTTGTTATACCATCAAACCCACTAACTAAATCATTTTCAATATTGAAGCTAAATTGACGTTCAACAACAACATTATTACTCCCGTTTTGTGTAAAGAATGCCTGAGCATGCACCTTGCCTGAATGTTTTAAAAATTCATTCGGTATCACATACTGCAAACGCCCATTAATTGCGTCTACTATCGTTAATTCGTCTGAAATATAAGCGCCTCTATCTACGTTATAATCATCGGTTTTTAACACGATAGATGTCTTAACATGTTCAGAACTTATAGATAACGGTCTGTTATTCTTAGTTACTGCAAAATTTAAAACACCAGTTCCTCTATCTGATTCATAGAAACTGATGTTTGTGTCAATAATTGGATTATATTGTGATGTTGTTTGTAACTCGATTAAGTTATCATCTTTTGAAAAATTATCTACTACCATTATTCAACCTCCTTACCTTCTATTATGCTCCAACCACTATTACCACCAGTACCAAAGTTTCTAACGAAAAACTGGTGAGCAGAAGCAAAGTTATTACGTCTTAGCACTTGTGTTGTGTTACCTGGTGTATTCGATTTTACTTCTAATATCCAACCTGCAATACCTTTAAAGTCTTTAGGAAAATCAGTAAATCGTTTTGATTCTTCAGTAGTGATATAGAAATCTAAACCAACGATTTTTAAATCTGATAATTTTGTAATACTCTTAGGGATATGTTCCCAATAACCGGCGTTTTGCGGACAGAAATTCCATGCTCCGTTGTTTTTCTTATTGAAAATGTCAATGACACGTTCAAATTTAAGCATATTTCTACCTGTGCTGTTTCTGGTAAGTACTTGTCTTAGAGCACCATTATAGTGTCCAGGCAGTACATCAAAGAACCAACCTGCATCTCTAAACGCTTTCGGTAACGGGAAATCTAACGCATTTTGTGTGTCTTGCGTATAGATATAGTAATGACCAACTTCCGTAATATCACTTAGATATGCTGGGTTCTGTATTGGTAACGGTTTAACACGTCCGCCTGAATCAGTCATCGATACTTGAGGTGCAATGTTTTTTAAGAATTGGTTAACACCTCTTTGGCCGATGGAATAAATTGAGTGATGTCTGTTGTTACCAGGTCCAATAGTTACCCCTATTAAAAGCGCTTTGCGTCCTGTTTCTAGATCGTAATACATATCTAGACCCTCAGCTTCTTGGAAGTCTCCTTTAAAGTTATTATTCACACCGCCAATATCGATACGTCGTTTAAATAACAATTCTTTTGTTTTTATATCGAAACCTTGTAAGTAGTTAGGGTTGGCTGTATTTGAATCACCTGTATACCAATATAAGATACCTGCATCATAAGTGATACCTTGCATAGGTTGTGTATCTGAAGTGTATTCCATAGGTATATCCATTTGATACAATACTTTGTCTATACCTTTATCAATATCGTCAGCACTTCTAACCTCAACAAAGTTCAACGAATTCTTAAGTTGTCTTTCAGTGGGTTTATATTCACGTCTAAAAATCATTAAATTTTCTACCGGATTATAAATCGCTGACGTATATCTGTCGTTAAATATATTCGGCATGACATCTTGCATTTCATTACCATAAGTTATTTCTCCAGTTCTATATTGGAAACGTACAAACTTGTTGTTTTTGTTGCTGTCCAATACAGCTGAATAAATCCATAATTCTCCATCAATGTATCTATACGCATTGTGTGTACCGTGACCGCCGTTTTTAACAAGCAATCTATCAATAAATTGTCCGTTGGGCTTCAATCTAGATAACATGTAATGATTACCTGGACGAGCTTGCGTCATATAAATAATTTTCGTTCTAGGGTCTACCCAAAATGATTGCATTACTGCATTTGTATATGGCGATAAATCAGTGATAAATTCCGGTTCTTGCTCTTTTGGTTCGAATCGGTATTCTGTCGCTCGATATTCTTTATAGTGTTCATCTACAGCTTTCTCAACCTTTTTAGTGAAAGCATCTAGTGTTGAATAATCATGATACAAACGATCTTGCAATGTCTTATGACCATAACCTGTATTATCAATACGCGCGTCTTTTACTTCATTGATACCGTCGCCGTTATGGCCTAGAATCATATTGCTAAAACGGCCATTTAAATACGTTAAATAATCTTCAACACTGTCATTCAAGTATTTAATTTGTTTCGCTGAGTGTGCGTATATTTCTTCTTTTTGATGGTATATAAACATTTTCTCAAGTTTGCTCATACCTTCATCTAACAAGCGATAGTTATACTCATGTTGAGCAACTATTTTCCGACCTGTCATTGAATGTAAACTTGTAATTAATCCGTAAGCCATTGGTTGCCTCCTTTAGTCGTAAAAACTGTAATAATCCTTGATTAACTCGTACATAATAACCTCGTGACCTTTTTCGTTAGGGTGTAAGCCGTCCTCCATGCTCGCTTTCCTAAAAGCTGGATTGTATGGCTTAAAGTAATCTGTGTGATATGCGTCAAACACTGGTACATCTAACTCACTACAAGCTAATATTTGAGCGTTTACATAGTCCTCAAGTGTTAACCCTAGTTTGTTTTTGTCCGTGTCTTTACGGCGTATCGTTGTGCCACGCATAGGACATTGTTTAGTAGCTGTCATTACTAGTATTTTTGAATCTGGGTTATTTTTTCGTATAACTTCAATTGCAGAACAAAAGGCACCATAAAACGTTTTAGTGTCCGTTTTATCAGTGCCTATCGGTACGCCTGCCCAATAACCGTGTAACCAGTCATCATCAGTGCCTTGTAATATGATTAAGTCGCCTCTAATTTGTTCTGCTTGTCTATAAATACTATTTTCAACGTTGTTTGTATCTGTAACAGTTGCCATAGTTGCGCCACCTTTTGCAAGGTTGGTCGTTTTCGCTTTTAATTTCTTGCCTAACATTTCTGTGAAATTAGTTTTTGCATGAGACCCTCTAGCTACAGAATCGCCAATCGTTCCAATAGATTTGATATTTCTTATACTTGATTGACTCGTAAAGTCGTACATGATCGTGCCATTCGCAGTTGTAACTGTTTTAGTACTCATCTTATCGACTTTTGCGTTTATTTTTTCATTCTGCTTAACTAACTCATTATTTATAGATAAACTAGCGTTGACTTTAGCGTTTAGTTCTCTCAAGTACTTAGCTGGGTCTGACTTAGTTGTTTTTACATTCTTAACGTAGTTCGTAGCTTCATGGATAGCTTTTCTATATCTGTCACGCATTGTAAAATCGCCTAATACTACATCTTGTTTGATGATGTTGTTATATGCATCTCTATGTGTAGTAATCTCGACTATTCTTACTAAGTCGTTATAGCCTATAGTTGGTTCGGCCACTCTTACGACATCGCCAATTCTAGGATTAGCCTCTGGAAAATGCTCAGGCTGTGCTACGAAGTCCAAAGAAATAGAAGCAGTGACACTTTTCTTTATCACTAGCTCCATTGATTTTTTTAAAACATCCTCTTTTTTTATACGTCCATCTATTAACGGAGGCGCTTCCCTTTTCCCAATCAGTTGTGCTAATGGGTGTGTGAATTCGAATTGTAATCCAGCCTCTGTAAAAGTTTGTTGACCGTCAAAGTCGCCATAACCTCTTATATATGTGTAGCATTTAGAAGCATCTTCTTGAATCTTGACATTATCAGCATTTACACCTGATTTGATGTAGTAACCTGCTACTTTAGATAATTCATCGTACAAGTGAAACGTCTTAGTTTTAGCTTCATATTCATATTCGAGATGATAACGTTCAAGCCCTTTTTTGAATATCTCAAGCCTTGTGTCTCCCTTACCTAATCCCTCGAATTTTGACGCGTCAACCTTAGTATGCAATACGTACTTATAACTAGTTCCTTTAAATACAGTGTTAAAAAATTCTACGCCTGTGAAACTTTCGTTATATTCTTGGTAAATCCTAGAATTGTTTAGATCGTCTAATTCTTTTTGTCTCGCTTTGATACTAAGTTTGATTTTGTTTCCGATTGTTGATTTATCAAGCATTACTATTACATATTCGTTGAGGTCATCTTCCCCTTTTATATTTGTGATAGTCCACATCTTTGTAATAGCGCCGATTGCGTCGAAAGTGCTAGCATTTTCTATCATATCAATGTCTAACGTGCTATCTTCATTCAATTTTTCATTTAATTTTGTATTAACATAAATCGCATGACCGACGCCTTGCAAACTTTTTAATAATACCGGCATATGCTACTCCTTATCTGTAATATAATTTGTGTCTAAAGACTATCTTTTTCATAAGTCTGTTGGCTTTAAAATGATTCCAACCGGGATACAACACCGGTTGTTCTAACGTCTTGTTGTATAGGTCAATATTTAAATTGTCTTTATATGTGTGCTTGTTATCAAAAATGATTTTATCGCCTGCTTTTAAATCGACATCTTTAATTACTGAGATATTTCCTTTATCCATATAGAAAGTGAAACCGTCTTTATCATCAGCTTTAACATCTTCGGCTAATTCAATTTCAACTACATTGAATTGGTTGAACTGCGTTAATGCTACATCTCCGTTGTAATAAACATCTCCAGAACTCGTATTATAGAATGTCATTTGTCTACTTCTATCATTTTCATTTAGCGCTATTCTGTCCGGTACTGACCATTTTTCTAAATCGTTATCACTTTCTAAATCAGTGCTATAGCCGATACTTTCAAAGAACGGCAATTCTGTCGTCTCAAAGGTCAACGTGATTTCTCCTGATGTCTTAGTTGTGTCAAAAGATACTTCGCTAACTAATCCAACAAATAGTTGTCTACCATCAACATAATCTAATTCAAATTCTTGTTCTAATGGTTCGAACATATTTTCAAATTTGATAGTGTTATCCGGCGTTGCCAATTCTCTTAGGTAAAAGCGACCATAAAACAATGTTTGAATGTCTGATTTAAGATGTGAGGCATAAGCAATTTTAGGTACTTCATACCTCAACCTTAATTCAACTTTTTTATATTCCTCTTTAGCGTAATTGTGAAAACGTCCATCAACACCATCTAAAGGCGAATAATTCCTTTTGTAACCCGAACCGATAACGTTGTAATCAAGCACTCTTAAGTGTTTGTAAGTGTGAGGATTGTCACTGACACGATACTTCACACCATTTTTAATAATTTCTACATCATGGGCTATCAATAAACAAACCTCCCTTACATTAAGTTGAAACTACCATCTTTTGCATCCATATCGTCAATGTGAGATTTAATCATGTTTAGATCGCCCTCGTTTCTAACAGTTACATTAACAATAGGTCTGTTATTTTCTTTCATGCTATGTTGCACATCGTTTGTCATATGGCCGTCAACGCTTGGTGTTAAACTGTCGTTGAATCCATCTGTCAACGTTGAACCTAACTCACTTGTGAACGTTTTACCGAAGCTAGTAGCCATTACTTTAGCTTGTGATACCGCTAAACCTTTACCTAAACCGCTACCTCCACCGTGTCCACTTACGAATGAAGTTACTGAGTCCCACGCTGATGAAATCGCATCGCCTACCGCACTGACTACTTTGTGCGCAGCGTTAGCTACACCCTCAGCTACTTTGCCTATTAATTCTGCTCCGGCATTTAAAAAATCGCTGAAAAAGCTTTTAATCTTATCAAGCGCGTTTTTCATGCCGTCGCCTACATTTGAGACAACTCTTTTAAATCCATCAGCTACTTTACTTGCGAAACTTGTAACAGTATTCCAAATATTAGAAACCCATTCAGAACCTTTTGTGATAATAAAGTTTAGTGCTTGTCCCATTTTTTCGGCCACACTCGAAGCAACACGACTAAACCAACTTGTAACACTGTTCCAAATACTGCTAACAAAATTAGTGATTGTACTCCATATCTGCGACCAACTTGTACCAAACATAGAAAGTGTTCGATTCATTACGCCAGTTAAAAAGCCGATGATTGACTCCCAAACTGATTGCATGTATTGCCAAATCGTATCAAGTACATTGGTAACCGTAGTTTTAATAGTCTCCCAAGCACCTGAGAAGTCGCCAGTAAGCAACTGAATTAAAGCAGTGAATAAACCTACTATGATTTGGACTGCCACGGATATCACTGTTCCTATGGCTTGGAATGCAATTGTAATTAACGTCCACAAACCCTGTATGATATTCATAACGTTTGTGATGATACCTATTACCAAAACACCTAAAACTTGCATGAATATTTGCCCTAAAACTTGCAATATAGGCATTATCGGTTGTAAGGTAGATTGGATTTTGCCCCACAATTCAGTTAACCAGCCAACTACACCTTGAATCGCACCAGAAACCGCCGTTTTAACACCGTTCCACGCTTCAGTAATAGTGTTTCTGAAATTCTCGTTTGTTTTCCATAAATAAACTAGGACACCGATAAATGCGCCAATTACTGCAATTACCGCTAAAATAGGTGCTGAAATCGTTCCAAAAACACCTGTTAATGCTTCCAAAGCTCCAGTAACTAAACTTGATGTTCTAACGAATTCTAAAATCTTTTCGACGACACTGAATAAACTCAAGCCAAACACATTTGTAAGCACACTACTTATAGCAACAATCGGAGCCATTAAAGCCCAAAATACACCACCTAAAATACCCATAACACCAGCAACTTGTGCTATAGCTGGGTGTGTCTCGAATAGCTTAGCGATAAAACCAGCTAGATTAGTGATAAAGTCTAACAATTTACTAGCTATAGGAGCCATTGCAGTGCCAAATGCTACTAATGCTTTTACGATATTACCGATTAACTGCATAATAGTAGGACCATTCTCTTGAACGTAACTGATAAAGTCTTTGAACCCTTGTGATTGTCCTACTTGTTCTGACCATGCTCTGAATTGAGAAGTTAATTTAACTAACCAATCAAAAATATTAGAACTGTTTTGAGCAAAAGCAATCATTAAATTACCAATACCAGCAAATACATTGCTAAATATCTGGCCAATCTTAGGTAAATTAGTGGTAGTATAGTCAATAAACGCTTTAATAGCATTCTGACCAGCTACACTATTAGCCCAATTTTGGAAAGCTATAGACATGTTCTGTAGTCCTTGAGACACAAATTTGAACAACGGCATTAATTGAGTGAAAATGTTAACTAATCCGTCGCCAAATCGTCCTGCAGCGTTCAATAAATCTCCGAAGATTGCACCACCTATGCTATTCAATGCTTCAAACGCTTTCTTAGCCGTTTCAGAATGTTTAACCCAATCCTCAAACTCGCGCGCGTTCGCTTCTACCAGCATAGATACTTCGGATAAGAAAGGTTTTAATTGCGACATCGCACTTGTAACGCCTCTGATACCCGCTGACATCGCATTAAAGATACTTGCTTGATTCTCTTTTACAATGCCTTGCCATGTAGTTTTTAACTGATCGCTTGCATCTCTAAAGTTTTGAACTTCTTTTGTTACTGCTAATGTTCCATCTTTTACCATTTTTAGTGCAGTAATAGCCATTGCGCCGAAACCAACCGCTCCAACACCTGCTACAGAGAATGCACCAGCTAAACCAACGACGCCACCACCTAATACACCAACGGCATTAAGTACCGCCATAATAGCCGGAACTAATCCAGCAATTACTGGTATTAACGCTTGTATACTAGCAATCATTAAACCTTTGACTTGTTGTGCGAAGATAGTACCGAAAGTTCTAATATTTGATGCGATGCCATCCATTGTTGATTGATACTGATCTAACGCTCTTTTACCAGCAGTCAACGCTACTTGCATTTTCGTCATTCCAGTTGTATCAAAATCTAATTTAACAGTGTGTTTGCGCCAACCAGCTAACATTGCTTTAGAAGTCGCAACATTTCTTTTTAATCCGCTTGCGTCGCCATCAATTTCAACTTTTTTACGTCTGATATTCGATAGTTCTACTTTAACAAACGATATGACTTGTTTCACTTTGCTAGCATCTGCATCGATATTAACTTTATGTTCTCGCCATCGCTGAGCCATCGATTTAGCTCGCGTTAACTCTCTTTGGTAATCTCTTATGTTAGCTGTAACTTCTGTCTTGATTTCGTCCGGTATATCAGTTTTAGCCATACGTTGAGCAGTTCTCATATTCCTTTTAAAATCACTGATTATAGCTGTAATACGAGCTAGAAAATTCTTTTCCATGCCTAACCTCCTTTATGACTTGTTTTTAAGCTGTTAAGGAACTTGCGAGTCCCTTGTTTTTGTATTTCTCTTTTACGTTTGTTTTTAGCTAGCTCACGCTGTTTCATTTTTTCATATTCGTCTTCTTGACCACGAATAATATAATGTTCTCTTTCGTTCTGCCTAACAAAACGTTTTAGTGATTTACCAGCTTGAGCGACCGCATTATATTGAGCGCCGTACAACGCGATGTCCCTTTGGTCAATCAATGCTTGTCTAGCGCCAATAATCCAGTCATTCCATTCGGCAGGTAGCATGCTCATTAGCTCGTCATTACTCATATAACCTATGTAACGACTTGTCATCTGCCTTATTTCCGAATAGTCTAATAAGGTGCTACGGTCATGATTTCTTTGTAGTTGTTCTTCATCATCTCGATACCAGCTTTCGCGCCCTCTTTCTCGTCTTCTTTGGCTAACGATGGCGCTTGGTTCATCTGTGTCCAGAATAGACGTGATTTCTGCTTGAAAAAACCACTATTATTCATTACGTCCAACGCACCTTGTAATAGATTTAACGTGTCGTTTTCTCTTTCGATGATTTCCATGATTTCCGCTTCAATATCTTCTCTTTTAGGTGCGCTTTTACCTAGATAAGCTGTTGCGCATTCCCAAAAGTCTACAATTGCCACTGTGTCACGCTCTAATAAAGCGTTATAAACATTAGTAAATCCTGAGGTTTTTTGTTTTCTACCTTTGTTATCTTCTTGTTCAGTTGCAAATTTTTTAGCGGTTTTATCGAACATAAATGTTGCTTTTGCTTTCACTTCTTCATTGTTAATCGTTAATGATGTAATTGGATTAAAAGTTGTTTCAGTCATATTAAATACCTCGTTTATCGTTATTTTGTACAAAAAAATAGAGGGCTTATGCCCTCGTTAATTACATACTTAAATCGCTACTGCCAGCAGTTGTTTTTTTAGTTCGGTTTTCATAACTATCTTCGTAAGCGTTCATGTCTTCGAATTCAACAACTGGAGCCAATGCGCTAGGGTTAAGCCATTCTTTTGGTAAATCGTTGATTGTACCGTCTGCACTATTGAACTTAACTTTCGCTGTGATTTCGATTTTGTTATCTTCGTCATCAAATGACCATTCGTGCTCTTCGATAACTACATATGCGAATACACCGTGATGTTTGCCATCGCGTTTTTTAGTTTCCCAAATCCAAACACGTAATTGTTTGAATTGCTTAACCGATTCTTTTAATGCTAATTGACCTTTATCTCCCGGAACGACATCAAGCGTTAACTTGATTTCTTCTTCGACAGAGTTACGGCTATAATCTTTCTTACCGCCTTGAATGATTTCAGCAAGGTCATTACTGATAATGTGCCCACCCTCTGCTAAACTACCTAAAAGCGTTGCTTCTTCGATAGTTAGCTTCTTAGCTAAATCTTTATCAGCGATTTGGAGAGCGACAATATATTTATCCTGCGCCATTCGTTACACTCCTTTGTAATGTGTTATGTCTGTATTTAAAAACAAGCCGAATGATACCGTGTTTAGTGTACTGATCTATGTCAGTAATAACTTCTTGTGTATCAATCCGACTTTTAATGAATGAATAATAATCAATTTCGATTTCGTTATTTAAGACGAAGCCTAAAAATTGAATTATTTGTGATGCCTCATCTCTATTACGCGCTTGACTATAAACATGCAATGTGATGCCGACATCTTCGACCATGCTCGTGGTCGTTTCTTTGTTAGTGACGTTTGTTTCACCCACAACGATATATGGGTAAACAGCGTCTTTTTGAACGCAATCAAAAACCCTACCGTCCAATTGTTTTTGGATAATAGGGTTACTTTTTAATTTGTTATATACTTTGTTAAATAAGTACCGTTCAACTGATACCCACATATCTTAACCACCTCACGAAAAATACTTATTAAAGAATGCTCGCCCAGCGTCTATTGCCGGCTCCCAAAAAGGTTGAGCATGTTGTCCTTTAGTAGTGTGCCACTTACCGTTTGCATCCTTGTATGACCACGGTATCTTTTTCGCTCTACTACCTCCAGCGCCTGTTGAATATATACCAGTACCATAATTGACATATATTGCGTATTCACTACCAATATTAATAACACCAGTAAAACCGCCGTCTTTAAAGTCCATTGTTACACTTTCTCTAAGATATCCGGTATCAACTGGCATTAATGAAATGATTGTATTGTGAATCTTAGCAGTAGTCTTTGCTATACCTCGTTTGACTCATCGCTCCATGTCTCGCTCGTAATTTTCCAACTCTTTTACTAAGTCCCAATTACCATACTTAACCTTTGCCAATAGATCGCACCCTCAATCTAGTTAAATTGATTTCATGTTGTCCGCCTTGGTCGACCGGTTCGCCTACAACTTCGTACGTTTTACCCTCGTAATTAAATAAAGTTTTGTTTGTTATTGGTATGTGATACGGCGTATATAGGTTACGGTCGAAGTCTTTGCTCATTTGATGAAATTTGAGTGTCTCGCTTGATGTAGGCGTATCCATAAATCCTTTAATTGTTTCGTTACTTTTAAAACGCTCGTATTCTTTAGGAAATGTTCCTGCAACTTCAACCTCTCCAATTTCAATTGTGTGCGGAAACTCATCAAACGGATTAAACATATCGCTTACCCCAACTTAACTTACGATAAGGCATTAGATAAGCATAAGCACTACTAGGTATGTCAGTTACATAGGTATAACTCACGTTGCCCATCGTGCGCGCTGAGATATTGCCAGTTGTACCAAACTTGATACATTCAGCAATAAACTTCTTAACACCCGACGGCACTTCTTTGTCATCAAACTTCTGATTACAATAATCTTCTGCAACACCTTTATATTCTTCAATAAGATATTCGATCTGCTCATCGTTAGACGAATCATTGAGTGAAAGTCCATTAATCATTTTGACGTCTTTTGCGTCCATTACTTAACACCCTCTAAAGCTTTGATAAGCTCATCTTTTTTCATATCGCTATAGCCTTTAATTTCACGCTTTTTAGCAAGTTCTTTTAATTCTGCTACTTTCATATCAGATAAACTTTTTTGCTCGTCAGCGCTCGCCTCAGACTGTTCTGTTGTATCGTCTTCAACAAGTTTGATAGCGATTAAGTTACGGCGGTTGTTTGTTGTAGATAATTCAGTGAACCGTTCTTCTGATACTTCTAACCCATCACGTGGGTAAATGTCTCCCACTTGATATTCATGTCCATTGTCTTGTGCATCTTCAAAACGTTCGATTACTTTATACATACGTCACTACCTCCTATTACATTTCTAAGCTTCCAGAACCTTTAGTGATTTTCACTGCTTTAGATTCATCATATAAATATGCTACATAGTGCTTATCACTGTATAATGCAGTTGTTTTTGTTGATGCGTCACGCGCTACTTCTAAGAAGAAATCACGTTTCAAGATTAATTTAACTGCACCTTTTTTAGCTAAAATAGCTGTGCCAGCTTCTAACTTATTAGTACGTACAATGATAGCACCTAGAGCTTCGCCAAACGCACCTTTAACGATGATGTCATCGCCTAATTCGGTTGCACGTGTAAAGTTAGTTGATGCATCTCCGCGTAACTTACCAGCATCAAGTGGATTAACAAATAAAACCATTGGTTCTAAGTCTTCATCGTTAAATTTGTCGATTGCTGATTGTAAGCCGTTTAACTTAGTGATGTCCGCATTAACAGTAAGTTTAGCTCCCATTAAAGCCTCTAATACGTCATTGTCAACTTTGTTAGCATGTGCTAAACCGTGTTGACGTACTTGTTCGCCTTGAGGGTCTCCGTAACCACTTAATAAAGCCTCATCTGTGATAGATGTACCTTTAGCAATTTTACGGATTTTAGCCTCACGTTTTTTAGTTTCTAAGATGTCAGTAGGGATTTTTTCGCCCTCTGCAACTACTTGTGCATCTCCGCTATAAACGAATGCTGGGAATGTCAAAGTGTCTCCCGGTTGTCCTTGTAATGTGCTATCTACTTCTGCAAATGAAGCGAAACGCAATTTCTTTTCGAGTTGCGCTTGCATCATAGGCGCTAGTACTTCTGGAATGATTTGATTACTTGTTTTAGTAACTCCTTGTGGCATGTTTATACCTCTTTCTTTGTTTAATTTTGATTAACTAGTTTTTCGAATGTCTCACGATCGTTCAAATACAATTCGTTACGTTCAGCGACACTCATGTTGTCAAACTTTTCTTTCGTTACACTTGAGTCCGGATTACCTCCGCCTTGTGGTGTTTTACCTACAGGCTTAGACGACGCAAATAAATAAGGTTTAGACTCTTTAAGCGTTTCAATCGCTTTGTCTAAACCTTTTACAGTGCCGTCGTCTACTAATTCCAGTTCATCTTTATTGATGAATGCTAGAATGTCGTTAGCGTCATTTGCTTCTTTAGCAACCGCTAACTTAACTGCGTTATTAAGTTGTGTTTCTTTATACTTTGTCTCCAACTCTGAATTTTGATTCTTTAATTCTTCGAGTTCTTTTTGAATCTCGCTATCATCTTTAACAGAGTCTTGCAATTTGACAATTTGTTCATCACGTTTAGAAATCTCTTCTTTCAACTCTTCAATTTCGGTATTCTTGTCGTTCAGTCTCGAACGTGGTACCATTCCCGATTTTGATTCGTCAATCGCATCAATTACCTTCTGCTTGTCGATTTCTCCGTCTTTAAATTGTCCTAACAATGTGTATAAATCCATTTAAACTACTCCTTTTTACGAGTTTTACGTGCAACGCCACGAAGAATTTTGGTATAAAAAGAAGCAGTTTAACGACATGCTAAGGTCGAGTAGTAAACTACTTTCTTTTACGTTTATATTTCTCCCACTCACGATAAGTCATTTGTGGTATTACTTCGGTTGTGCCATCATCTTTACGTACTCTTGTTGTACTAGGCAAATCATTTTCGTCAATGTAATACATAAGCTTACAACGACAGTTGATGTTTTCTTTTGCACTATTCACACCAACGAACAACTTAGGTGCTTGTCCAATGCAACCACTCGACTTGAACGGTTCGTCTATTCTCTTCTTAGCACCGTCTAGATGCCTGTGTGTGTCTCTTGTACGTGTATCTTTAGTAGCTTGCCAATACTTATACATCTGTAAGCCATTCTTTTGAGCTACCAATGCACTATCAAGTCCAGCTTGTGACATCGCTCTACCCGCTTCTGTACGAGCTACACGCAACGATTGAGCTTTAGACATGCCAATATCATCACGGATTGCTTTCGCTATTTTAGAGTAGCCCTCTCCGCTCATAATGCCTTGTGTGATATGTAAGCGTATCTTTTTCAGCACTTCATCACGATGCTTCTGTAGCGTCGGTACTAATCGAATGAACTCAATAGGTTGTTCAATAGCTGATGTGATAACTTCTTTGCTAGGAACATCAAACTGCATAGATGTTTGACTCACCGTCTCATATAAATAAAGGCTCATAAGGAACTTTTCTATATAAGCATCTTCCTGCGACTTCTGAATCATCTTAGCTATTTGCCTGTAATCATCAGTCAGCATAGTACCTATACGAGTTAACTCCTTATTGAGCCTGTTATATTTATTAAATTCAGTCCATGTAACATACACATCATCACTTTGATACTTCTCAAACATATCTGCGATGATTTGTTTTATCTCTTTAAGTCGATTAGCAAATAGTTGTTCTATAGGCTTCTCAGCTTTAGAGATTAGACTGTCGATATACTCATCAATATCATTCTGATTCTTTATTGTTAGATCTTTCTTGTTGTTGGGCACCGTCAGCACCTCCGTCATCTAAATTAGGCAGTTGCTTGTTGTACTCCATTTGTTCTTGCTCTATTCGTTCGAGTTCTGCTTGTAAATCTTCGACAAACGGGTGATTTTCCAATACAGTTTCATGGCTTACAATTCCCATAGATTGCTGAGCTGTTTGTACTTGTAATTCTGTGTTCGCTACTTTGTTGTAGTTGAAACTAATATCGACATCATTATGTTCTCCTTTGATGTCGAAGTGCTCAAACACAAACCAAAGTAACTCCTGTATAGCAACTTTAGCTTTACGCGCTAACTTATCCGCTTTCAAGTTTAAGTTAGTATATAAAAACTCTAACGCAACCCCACTTGGAGCAGAACCGAATTTATCAGAACTAAAGTCAACCGCTTGACCAAACAACATTATTTTTTGATATAACTCATCTAAATACTTCTTACTGTTTTCAACTGGTACTTCTACCTGTATTGTGTCGACACCCCCGTTATCTGATACTTTTATCGCACCGTAATAACGTAGTAACCGTTTAAATTCTGGTAACTCTTGGTCATCGTAGTTCTTCAATACATACGTTAATTCGTTTGAATCTTTAAAAGTATTGGATAAATCAGATAATCGCCTGTTATACGCATCAATCAATGTTTTATACATAAATATGTCTGATATTTCTAAGTCGTTATTTTTGAATGGAATAAATGGAATCTTACCCCACGACCCTGTACTAAAATGCGTTTTTGAATTCTCCAAATTGTTAGAGTAATCCGGAATAAGCGAGCCATTTTCATAAACGTAGTAATTAACCGTTACTTTGTCCCAGTATTCAACTTTAGTTTCATTTTCCAATTTATACATCCTGATAAACGCCTCTAATTCTTCGTGCTCTTTATCAGTCCATATAGGAATACCTTGTTCTGCTGGTACTCTAAATAACTTAAATTCTCCCTCTTCATCAAGGTAAGGATGCAACCATTCAATACCTTTATTGCTGGCTCCTGTTAGTACACTGTGTAACTTATCATCGAATCTATTGCCCAAAACTTCATCAATACGTTTAACTACTTCATCATCTGTATGTTTAAAAGCGATAGGCTTACCTACAATATAAGAAACTTTTTGATCTACTAGGTTAGCATGGAAGTTGGTAATCATTCTGTCATCTGGTTTCAATGGGTCAACTGCTCCTGTAGCATCAACTGGCTTAGGTTCCTTAACAATATCAGGACGTTGCTCATAATATTCTTGACCGATTGAGATTTCAGGTAACTTCTCCAAATGTTGTTTTATATATCTGACAATCATTTCTTCCAGTGTTTCTGGCTTATTGTTAGTCCTCACAATAGCATCAAATATTTCTGTTTGTGTTGGTTGGCTAGGGTACAAAATATTACCTCCTTTAATTAAAGCCTGTGCCACTTGGCTTATTAGCTGTATAAACTGCATATCTTAACGCATCTAATGTGTCATCGTTTAATTTAACTGGTTCGTCTGCATTATCTTTCCAAACGTAGTTGTATATTTCTTCTTTAAACAAACTAACTTTTTCTTTGATAATGAATATTTTATTTAACTTGAATAACCTAGAAATAACTTCAATGCCAGCAATAACAGCTTTGTCAGCATATCTTGCTTTTATCTTCTCTCTTCTAAATCGTTCAATATGTTCAGGTCTAGCTGTATCACAATAAAAAAGAATATCGCCATGCCTTTTTATAACTCCTTTTGCAATAGCTACCCAGTCATCTATTTCTTTATGTCTGTGTGCGTGTTCTTCAATAACGTACTTGTTTCCGTCGAAGTCTTCCGCTACAACCATAATAGAACCATAATGCTCATATCCCCAGTCGACGCCTGCATATTTCCTTTTTATTTGTTTAGTTTTAAATTCTTCTTCTGTGATGTAATGAACTTTTTCTTTGAAATCTTTATATACAACACCCTCAGCAGAAACCCACTTACCATAAATGTCACGATCTGTGAACATTCCTGTTGGTGTACTCGCTATAATCGATTCAATATATTCTTCATCTAAAAATGTATTGTCGAACAAAGTAAATTGAAATGCTTTGATATTTAGTCTTCCATTCGATAATCGTTGACCACTCTTATCAATGTAATCTTTTTTAACTGGATGCATTGGGTTTTCGGGGTTTGTATCAATTAATATTCTCGCGCCTTTGTAACTACAACGTGAGAACACTTCTTTAATAAACATATTGTGTAATGCTGTTCCCTCATTTAAAAAAGCACCTGCTGAAGTAAAACCACGCGCTTTTTTCCATGCATCCGAGTTTTGTCCGTCGAATACATACACTTTATTACCGAATATTTTGACTGCGTTAGATTTGTCGAGTGTTAACTCTCTACCTAGTATTAACTCCATATCATCTAGTATGTTACGTCTTATAGATGCTTGTGTTGCTCCTCCAATAATGAAGTTAAGCCCCTTGTCTTTATAAGTAGCTATATGCATTAAAAAAAGCAGGATGAACACATATGTTTTACCTGCCCTTTTTGCACCACTCGCTATTAATACTTTGGGTTTATCGTTTATAAAGCAGTTCCAGACTTCTTGTTGTTTCGGGTTTAACATTTCATTAATCATTATTAACACCCGCTAACTTAATAAGTGCTTTAGCAACTTCTGCTTCTTGTGAATTATTTTCTGATTTATCCATTTGGTCAATTTTTTTCTCAAGCATCTTGATTTCAGTTTCAATCTTTTTGTTAGTCAGAACTTCATTTCCTAACGTCATTCTATTCATGCCGTCCAAACTAGCGAGGAATGCATCAGCTGTCGCTTTCTTTACTCCCTCTATTTCAATGTCATTCTTAGCTACATTCTTTAACCACTCATATTCTTCAAAAGCCTTTTGGCGTGTCCATTTTGATTGTTCAGCTGCTTCTTGACGCAATTCTTCATACCTATCTAAAACCGCACTATTCTTACTCAACTCAAAAGCTCGGCTATCTATATAATTATCACTTTTGCCTTTAGTCGAATAGCCTGCGTCAATATAAGCTTTGCGTTGGCTCTTGCCCTCTATGAGTCCTAGCACAAATTTTTCTTGCTTCGGTGTTAATTTAATCAATTGTTTTCACTGTATCACACGCCTTTACGTTAATTACTCTAGTTATTTAAATATAAAAATGCTCCTACATCTTGTGCAGGAGCTACGTTCAATAAATGTGAAAGGAGGAAAATAGTTATGACTCAAAATGCAAGAATTAAACTACCTACCATATAGGCAGGTAGTAAGTGATTAATAGCGTAACATATCAACTTTTATATGTTTGTCACTTCTCAATCACATCGATGAGAACATCTAATGTGGCTATTACCCCACGTCTTAAGATAATTCTTACAATATCATAATATCTCGTTTTAGGTGTCAAAAACTGTCATTTTACTGTCAATTTTAGTATTCCCCTAATTCTTCGGCTAGTTTAGAGACTATTTTCTTCTTGATTCTATGCGCTGTACTTTCAGAGATGTGTATGTCATAACAAACCACAATTAAAGTCTTTTTATTAAAATAATACTCTTGAATGAATTCCCGTTCTTTCCTACTTGATGTGTTAATTATACGTTCAATCGCACTCTTAAACTCAAGAATTTTACCTCTTCGTATACTACAAAGATAATTAGTTACTGCCATTTCTGTTTTCGATGTATTAGACGGTACAAACTCCCCGCCTATATTTGTATCTGTTGGAATCCACGGTGTCATTATTTCACTTCTTAAATCTTCGAGTTGCTTATGATAATTAGGATAATCACACAACTCATCTTCTAACTTTCGAACTGTTGATAATTTTAATCCATATTTCTTTTTAGTCATGAATACCCTCCATACAAATATTTTTAATCTTCAAAATGTCTCAATCTACTTCTTAATATCTCTATCTCCCGCTCTTTAACTTTCACATCGCCTTTTAACTGTTCAGCTTGCAACATCACACCAAACAATAAGATGACTAGTAATATAATTGCTATGACTAACCACATCATCTACTCCGTCACCTCCGCCCTCATCAAATCTGACTGATCGCTCAACTTCGCGAAGTCACTCGGCACCTCTACATCATCATTAGCCGTCATCATAATATATACTTGCTCAGTTACATACTTACCTAGCTCATACATTGCTAATAAGAATATTAGTCTTAATATTTGTTTAATCATTGTTTATCTACCTTCTTTACTTCGTATAAGACCGGATATAAATTTAAAAAGTGTATTCTATAACCAATCGTTTTAACTTCTACTTTGTCGCCTACTTTTAACCTAGCTTGTATGTCTGCGCTAGCAAATTTCTTTTTGAATAATAAGTCAGAGTTTTCAATGACTTGTTTGTTGTCTAATACAATATAGAACTTATCTTCTTTATCTTGTCTCTTGTTATATTTATCTGTAATTGTCCCTTGATGTACTTCTTTGTGTTGGTAACTAGCCACTGTATAGATAGGCAATGCGACAACAAGTAGCAATGCGGTTATACCGAATAATGACAGTATTCCAACAATAAAGATGTCGAACCCATCCATATTTTTAAGTTTTTTAATCATTTCCCACACTCCCTTATATTTTCAAACAACTGACCCACTTTAATAACTGCATCCCTTTTAACTTGTTTCTCGTACTTCTCTTTCGCTTCTTCTTTACTCTCTGCCTCAACAACTGTAAACCTTTGATTACTCTTAGCTTTAGTTATGTGTGTATGTTTACGTCCTGTTGAATCTTTGAATGTTGTGACTAAGTATTGTGTCACTTCCCCAAAACCTCCTTGACTCGATCTAAGATGTCTTTACACGTATCCTTTTCCTGCGTCTGCTGTTCCATCTTGTCTTTCATGATTCCTTTTCATTTTCTTTTTGTATGCGTCAATGAGTTGGTCGATAGAATAGTAAGTATTGGCGTACAAAAACGGCATTATTAAAACTTGTACAATGCTATTATCAATACCTTTTACAAATTGTTCTGTTAGCGTATGCATTACATGAACAAAATAAACTGAATGTAGTTTAGGTAAAGTAACTTCATTTTCAATCAAATCAACCATAACCTCAGTAGTTTCTTCCAAATCTTCTTCATCAACAATAGTCAGAGTTAATTGCAAACTGAAAGCTAAGTAATCAGCAATCTCATCTAATTGTGTATCTAGTGGCTTACCTGGTTGTTTCTTCCAATTTTTAAAAAACTCAAGTGTGTTAATCCACTCTACAAATTCAATAATCATACTAGCTACTGTGTCATTTAAATTTCTAGTTGGTATTCTATCGTCGAACTCCTTTTGTATTTGTAATAACTCTTGTAACTGATCAATTGTTAATGTGTTAGTCATTTTCCTGTTCCTCCTCATATTTATAGACAACTTGACCCGTCATAATCCCTACTGCTTCATCAAGATAAATATCTTCTTTGAGTGCATCTTGCATAGCATTAGGTAAACCCTCAAGTATTTCATCAAACGCTTGTGCTTTCTTATACACGTCCTCAATCTCTTTTAGTAATCCCTCTGTGTCATTGCCGTTACACGCACTAGCACTTATAACGGACTGTTCTATTTGTTCACGGTTATTCATTAGTGTCATCCTCCATTTGTCCTAAAAATTCGTAGAACTCATTTGTTCCGTCTAATTTGTCCATTCGGTACAATATAGCACTTGCGTTGATTTTAGCTCCCATGTTTATAGCTACTGCCTTGTTCGCTCTACTCTCAATCTGTAGTTCGTTAAGTCTAAAACGGTAAAATTCGTATCTTCCAAGCAATTCATTTTTGACTGTGCGCCACATGTTCTCCAGCTCTTCGTTACGCTCTCGTAACTTCGCTATATCCTCGATAAGCTCATCTCGTTGCTTCTTGTACTCATCACGTTCTTTTAATGCTTTGTGAAGTTTATCTAATAAATTGTTTAAGTTAGTACAAAGTTTTTTATATTGTTCATCTGATAAGGTGACCGTCATCTCATAACCTCCAATAGCATCTCATTTTCAAAAATATTTCCAACAATTTCAATAATATCGTCATTTTCACTTAGTAATTCAGTTACATTGCTAAAAGTTATATAAAAGGCTCCTTCTTTAAACTCGATAAAACTTACTTCTCTCGAATAACAATCTTGAACAATATCCCCTTCATAAATCTCCACACCGTGCACATCTTTAAATCCTGTGTATTGTAATAGTTTTACTTCATTGAAACTTTTATAACCTGTTGAAATCAAAATGTACCCACTATTAAAATCGATTTCGTCAATAATACTCATAACTTTTTTATCTTTATCCCAAGCTTTAAATTTCAACATCATTCTACCAACTCCCCATCTTTCCAAATCAATGTCATCGTCATGTCATCGTTTAAGATATAGAATGCTTTAGTAGGAAAAATATTGTCGTCTTCAAAACGTTCGTTCAAACTGATACCTTTGTATAATGCGGATTTATAGACTCCTTCTTGAATCTCATATACCTCTAACAACCTATCAAACTTAGTCTCTTCCGTTACTTCTTTTTCAATATCAACTATGAAGGGGATATCAATTGGAATAAAACTTGACGTCGAACACTTATTTGTATTTGGATGAAAACGAACGAATCCATCACTAAATCCTGTTGAAAAAAATATTTTTCCTTGTGATAGATCCGGATTTTCTCGCGCCCATTTAATTAATTCATCTAATCTCATTTCTTTTTTAACTTTGATTTTCATTGTTATATCTCCTCTTGAACAGTAAATTTATCGTTAATTGATACATATCCAGTCACATTACATAAGATGCTATCAACATGAAAAGTCACAAAACAGTTGCGCTCAACATCATTTGAATAGAATCTTTTATTACCTGATAACTTGGGGTTATCCCAAGCCCATTGGATAACTTCAGGTAAATTCATTTCTTTTTCAATTTTGATTTTCATTGTTTCCGCCCTTTTAAAATAAAGTTAGTTGCTTCTGTTCCTCATATTCCAAATCATGTTGCTTTATATATGTTTCAAGCTCTTCGGCTGTATCAAATGTCTTTTTCACGCCTTGCCAACCTGGTACGATATGCCCATGAAAGTAATAAGTGTCATTTACTACATGGATATGTGCCACTCGCTCGTTATCCTGATACAGATATCTCTTAGATCCAAAGAATTGATTTAGGTATTCTTTGCGTGCGTTATCTGTCATTGTCATCACTCCCACAAGTCAAACACTCTATCAACGTAAAACTTCGCTTTTGCCATATCCTCATGTCCATTCTTTAACGGTGCTCTAGATAGGTATTTGATTGCATTACCTATTGCGAATGCTAATTGTGGTGGATACTGTGCCGTAACTTGTTCGATGAAATCTATAATTTCAATGTCGCCGTATGTGTAATGCGCAGGTTGTTTAACATTGTCTTGTGTTTCATTCATATCTACTTTTCTGTTACTGATTATGCTCATTATGCTTCACTCCATTTCTTGAACATTTGGTTATAAGTGACATCGAACCAGTACGGATCACGTGAATGTTTTTGAGGCGTTCCATCATAAAGCCATGGTCTCAATCTTCTCTTTCTTTCTTCTTCATATTCCGCTCTCACATTTCGTTGGTATAGGTTCAAAATCGCTTTTTTTCTGATTTTTTCTCTCTCTTTTTCTTCATCTTTTATTTGACTCTTCATATATTCAACTTCATCTTTAGATTTTGAGTCTTTTCTTCCACACAATAATTCATCGCCGCGCATTTTATGTTTGTATCTGTATCTAAGAAGTTCTGGAGATATATGATATTTTTCTGAAACTTCTCTCAATGTCATTAGTTTTCCTTTGATACGCACTCTTATAACTTTTCTTCTAGCCATCATTCCACCTCTAAATCTAAAACCTTGATATTTATAACGTTATATTTTAATAGTTCACCTGGATTATTAAATAAATAGTCCGCCAAATTCTCTTTTTCTTTATCAATCTGATTGTAATTAACACTTTCGACTTCTGTAGGAATTCTAATGTCAACAGAAGCATTGATATAAGCTTGATGTTGCATTCAATCACACTCCTAATCCTTCATATAAAACGGAGAAGTAAATCCGTCACTATTCAAATTCAATCCTTTTGCCCAATCGACAGGCTTATTCATGATAGTTTCGATTTCCTTAAGTCCATTTGAACCTCTAGGTATTTCTACAATTACTTCATCATGGACATGTCCAACTATTTTAAAACCTGATGCTTCAAGCCTAGCTATAGAAATCGCAAGTAAATCCCTTGCAGTTGCTTGAACAATATTCTCGACTAACTTCCCACCATACGTTTTTAACTTTGACCATTTACGGTTAAGATCTAAGCCTATAAATTCAACAACTTGACTACCCCAACTATTTTCACCAACTGAAGCTTTTGGATAAGCTAAAGCTCTTCCACTAGGCAGTTCAATCATTAGAAAACCTTTTTTCATATAAAATCTAAGTCCATGCGTATGATGCGTCTTTCGGGATTTCACAGTATTAATTGCAGCCTCTTGGCAAGCCTTCCAAAAATTAACTATGTTAGGATTTGCGTTACGCCAACTATCAACTAAACCTTGTAATTCATTTTCTTCAATGCCCATTTCCAATGCACCCATCGCTTTTAAAGCTCCAGCGCCACCTTGATAACCTAAAGCTAATTCGGACACTTTTCCCTTTTGTCTGAGAGGGTCGCCTTTAGTTATGCTTTCTACCGGGACATTAAACATTTGAGAAGCCGATGCTTCATATATCTTTCCGTGTGTGTTGAACACATCTAAACGCCATTGTTCTTTTGCATACCATGCTATGACTCTTGCCTCTATTGCAGAAAAATCACTTACTGCTAGTTCATTACCTTCTTCAGCAGTAAATGTCGTCCTAACTAATTGACTTAATAAGTCTTGAGGATGAACATTGAGTAATAAATCTAAATCGTCAAAACGTTGTTCTTTAATAAGATCTCTTGCTATTTCTAATTCAGTATCTGAAATATAATGCTTTGTTAAATTCTGAAGTTGTACACCTCTACCTGCCCATCTTCCAGTACCGGCACCGTAAAATTGAAACAGACCTCTTACCCGTTCATCACTGCACATCATGTCATGCATTTTGTTGTATTTTTTCACACTGGTTTTAGACATTTGCAATCTAATTTCTAGCATTTTTTTAGCTTTTCCTGTTGCTTCTTTTAAGTACTCCTGAACCGTTTTCTTTTGTAAATTAGGTATATCTAATCCTTGGTCATCCTTTAACCAAGCCAATAATTGTGTAGGACTATTAGGATTTTCTAAACCTGTTATATGTTTAGCTTGATTAAGCAATTCTTCTTTACTCTGCTTATCGAGCACATTAGCTCCTAACATCAATGATTTAGAAAGCTTAATACCTCTGTCGTTTATATGTTGGTCAAAAACCCAATATGCTTGTTCAATTGCAGTTACTGGAAAGTCTTTAATTTTATGAGCAATCGTCATTTCTACTTCTACATCTCGAATACAGTAATCTATAAATTGTTGCCATTTTTCAAGATCATGTTCAGGCAAGTTTCTTGTTCTTCCTCCATTAACTTTTGTTGGTTTACAAGGTATAGAGAAATAACGAATTAAATTTTTACCTGCTTTATCTTTTTGGTTTTGTAGTCTTAAAACTTCTCCAACTTTATCAAGCGAAGCAGGTAAGCCAATACGCATTGAATTAACCATTGTGCAAATCCATTCTTCAGGTGGCATCTGTTTATTAAAATGTTTAGCAAGACAAGTTCTTTCGAAATTAGCATTGAATGCATACTTTTTTACAGCAGGGTCAAATAGAGCAATTTTAAACGTCTCATAATCAGCGTGGAAAGGCTCATTATCTACTTTAGTCATGTCAATCGCACTAATCGCTCCACCATCTATCGAATAAGCTATAATTAAAATTTCGAAATCTTCAGCTTCTGTGTATTTATAGGCACCACATTTCGAAATATCGTTACTGCTGTATGTTTCAATATCTATATTCATAAATTTCAAATTCTTGACACCTCAATTTCTTTAAAATTAAAGTGGGGCTAAAAACCCCACCTATTGACTTATAAGAAATCCTCATCATCAGTGTCTAATTCATCAAAATCATCTTCTGCTGCACTTGCACCGCCAAGAGGTTCGCCTTTTTCTACAAGTTGAATGTTGTTCAATCCAACTGCGATACCCTTATTACCATTTGTGTTGAATGGAAATAAATTGATTGAAGCTCTAATATAGTCACCACTTACAATAGTTCCAGAATCCGTTAATCTAATTTTGTTTTGGTCAATAATACCAGGTGCTTGTTTGCTTGATGCGTTAATAAAATAAGCGTCTTGATAATTCACATCATCTTCTCTTTCAGTATCTCCATCACGTAATGGAAGTTTCAGATTTGCAGGAACTTTGCCTCCAAACTTACTAACTTTTCCTTCTTCTTTAGCAGCTTCTATAGCTTGTTCAATGGCTTTTATCGTACTTGTATCTGATTTAGGAATGATTAAACTGATTGAATACTTTGCTTCTTGCCCTTCTTGCATACTGTGAGGTTCAAAAATATGTGCATATGATGCTCTTACTTTTCCTGTAATCACTTTAGTTTTATTTAATACTTTTGCTTTCATGTTTATATACCGTCCTTTTTAATTTTTATAGTTTGTCAAAATCATCTTCAGCAGATTGCTTTATAGCTGGTCGTTTATCAGACTCGGTAGCAAGTGTTAATTTACCTTGTGGCTTTTCTATAAAGCCCTCTGTAATTTTAGAAAATGCTTTTTTACCAATTAATTTTTCTAATTTCGTAATGCTAAGTAACTTGGTTTCTGTAATATCTTCAGGTTTATAACCCGCTTCAACTAACTTTTCAAGCGTTGCTTTTGTATCAGTTATCATTCTTCGCGAACGACCTTCTACAAGCTTCCAACCAGGATAGTTTTTATCATTTCCTTTCGCTTGATCTAGCGCATAATGTTCTACTTCATCAGCCCATTTTTTGATATCAGGCAGTTTATATAAAAGTTCTGCAATCTCTTCATCACTTAACAAATGTGGTGGCTTTTGAGGCACATTTTGCATGTATTCTGCACGTGTTCTACATGAATGCTTTATCTTACAGAATCTACAATGACTACCTGCTTTAAACTCACCTTCACCGTTATAAGCAAGTCTGGCTAATGGTTTAACAAAATCGGTTCCCCATTGAAGTAATCTTGATATTGGTAACTCTTCAGTAGAAAAGTTATCTATTCGTGGTTGTATGATAGTCATGCGAACTGTATGAATGTCATACATTAAACTAAGCAGTTCATATGCGCCCAAGCCATATAATCTAAGTTGAGGATTATCTATAGCTGAAACTTCAATGCCTTTACCGTATTTAAGGTCAATAATTTCAAGTACACCACCTGAAAATATAATGACATCACCAGTACCAAAAGATTCAGGGACGTATTTACCTAAATCCAATTTTGTTTCAAATAAAGCTATTACATCATTATCCCTACTCAAAGCTTCGTTATATTTTTCTTCTACATTAGCTACATACTCTTCAACATATTCACGCAACTCTTCACTGTAATATTGATTTCGCTTATAATTTTGAAAAGCTTTATTAAACTCAAACTGTGTTAGGCCTTCATATTTAAGACTGAAATATAACTCACTTAATTCATGGGCGAATGTACCTTCTTCAGCAAAAACTGAACTTTTATCTGCAATACCTTCACTTGCCTTAATACTCGGTGGGCAGTTTAGCCATTGTTTCGCACCACTTGCACTTAGCTTTGCATGAGCTCTATTTGAGTGATCTAGCTTCATGCATTAATTCTCGCTTCCATGAAATCAACAATTTTTTCATAATGTTCTTCTTTGATAGTAGATAGCTTATCCGCACCAAGTTCGTTAAGTTTATTTCTAAATTCTTTCTTATCAGAAGTATCTGCTTTTTTAAGGAACTCTTTTCCTACTGATAAAACATAATCTTTAGTTAAATCAGCAGAAGTTTCCTTAACTTCTTCAACTGATTCCAGTTGAGCTGTTTCATCTTTTGGCATTGGTGCTTCTTTAACTTTCTCTTGTACAATTGATGAATCTACAGTTGATAGTTCAGTATTTAGCACACGTAAATTCTTATTTAATAGTTTTAATTCTTCAAAAATACCTTCTAATATTGCCATTGATTAACTCCTCCTTAAAATTGGTTGGCTAAACGAATCATTAACTTGATGCGTTCTTCTATTTCTCTAGGGTCATCACTTTGTTCGTTTAATCTTGCCAATAACTCGAATTGTTCTTCTAATATCTCTTTCTTACGTTCTACAACAGTTAAATGTAACTGCGGTTCAACAACACGCCAGATACCCCAACTTTCCAATTCAATCTTTCCTTTTTTCTTAAGTCTTGAAAGTGTGGATTTTGCATGTGTTTTCGATACTCCAAAAACTTCAACAACATCATCAGAATTGAAATTGTCATATGTTGCAAAATGTGATAGTATTTTTTGTTGTAAGGTCATATTAATAACTCCTTATATAATTATTTAAGACAATTGCTCATCTTGCACTGTTACTTGCTCCAACAAGTAGCAGTTTCTTTATTCTTCATAAAAGTATTCCTTATAAAATATGAATGTTGCGATACTTGCGAATCCCGCAATTGACCATGCTGTAGTGAAGTATAGAAACGGCATGAGTACAATCGCTAAGACCGTGAAGCACAACACTGCTAATAGGTAGCTTTTATATGTGTCGCTCATTTGATAATCCTCCTAATACCATTTTTTATGCTTTCTGATCAAATACTCTTCTAATTTAGAAATATTAATCAATGTTCCCGTTGCTGAATAATCAATGTATAAATTTTCTACACCTAAATTATCTTCACGGTAATATTTCAACCAGTTGTATACTGTACTTCTACATACTCCAAACAATTGATGGATTTGTGTAGGTGTTGCGTATAACTTTTTCACAAATTTTTCTTCGCCTCGATATGTGTTTTCTGGTGTTGGTGGTATTATGATTTTTGGCATCTCTATCACTCCTTTAGATAAATGTTAAAGTTTGTTATTATTCGCCCTGTATTGAAGTTCTCTATCTAATGCATAGAAAACTTTGTTTATTTCTAAGTAGCTGTAATCACTTTTTTTAATAAGCTCTAATATTTCCGCTCCTAAGTTACGTTCCTTTTCCGTTAAATAGGATGAAGAAGCATCAGCTTTGCTAGAAACTTGTGGGACGCCTATACGCAATCCTTCTGATCTTGTGTTCATTTGTTTATGCTCCTTTCGTGTATAATGTTGTTATCAACCTAAGGAGGTGATAACATGCCCTTGATATCTGATGAATTTGATACACTTACTAAAGACCAACAATATATCTTGTCCGTACTCTACAAAGATTATTTAGAATGTGTAAAGTTAGGTTCGGTTAAATTAACCTGCAATAATTTTGGAAGTGCTAAAGATATACATACAAAGTATTTTCAAAAACTACATTTCGAAGATGTAAAATACGATTTAAATAAACTTAAAAACTCTGGGTTCCTAAACGGCGTGTATGCTAGTAACACTATTTATCATGTAACAATTTCAGACAAGACTGTTGTTTACTTTGAAAATGAGTTTAAAAACAATTTAAAAAGTATCATTGATAGCATTTCTAAAATTGCTTCAATAATTCCTGGTCTCTAGTTGGGTTTATAACTTCCCAATCATTTGCCATGAGGTCATCGGCTGAAGGTTGCCAATATCTGATAAGGTTTGTCCCATCGCTATTTGAAATGATGCATTGTAAAAAACTATCATTTGTTGGTAATATCTTAGTTCGATGACTTTCTTTCCAATCTTTCCGTGTCATAGAGACAAGATTTTTTGTAGCTATCTTAGTTGCTTCTTGAATGTTCATTTGTTATTCCTCCTTTTAAGATGTTTATGATCCTTTCTGCTATACTCCTGTTATGGAGGTGATAGGATGAAACTTAATCACGATTGCGTTAGACTCTTGCTCTTAGAAATAGAATCTAATAAGAAAATAGGTGAACCACTTACTCGACATAATTTCAACGATAATATTATTTTTGATAAATATGATTTTGAAACAGTAATGTACTCACTTTTAAAATTAGAAGAAGCTAAATTTATTTGTTGCGATCTGAAATTCATCGAAGGCAGGGTCGTTTCTTGGATTATTGATGACATCACTTGGTCTGGCCATGAATTTCTCGATAATATTAGAGACAATAAAACTTGGAACGAAGTTAAAAGAGTCGTTAACAAAACATCCAGTATGTCTCTTAATCTTATGGGGAAATTAGCTTTTCAATATCTTTCTCAAAAATTCAATCTAACTTAAATTCATAACCATCAACCAAGGCATATAAGTTATTATTTACGTATGGTATTTCTTCAATGGTGTTGTTGATGAAATGAGATCGGACCATCAGTTCATATCCGTCATTAATTTGAATATCTAATGGTCGCCTATTACCTTCTTCGTCATAGTAGTAATAGATGACTTTTTTGTTTTGAGCTTGCATTTGTCGTTCCTCCTTTAAGTTGTTTTGTTATATAATTTAGTTATCTCCCAGTGGAAGGAGGTGAAATTTATGGATTTAGAGAAAATTGCTCACGATATTACAATCTCGCTATTACCTAGAGCTCTAGATAGACATAAGATTCATAACGAATGGCAAGAAGTCGGTGATGACGTAATTGCATTCGCTAAAGATAGCGTTGCTCGTGACTATTTCAGCATTTACTCTTCTGTGTTATTGGGATTACAAGAAGAAGAAAAAAGCAGAAAAGATTTAGGATTGTAAGGCAATAGCGCACTTGATTACTTGCACTAATTAAGTGCGCTTATTTAATTAGATATTTCTTACCTTCTCTATCCGAGACCACTTTATATTTTTTTAATTTGCTTTCTTTCACTTTTAACCATTGATTTCCATGCCACACGTCAATTAAGTTTTCGTGTTTTTTATTGAATAGCCTTCTTAGTAGTTTCATTTGTAGTTCCTCCTTCATTCGAAATCATCGATAGTTAATTCTGAAACTCTCTTTTCATAGATATATAAATAATAGTTTTTGATATCTCTATAAATTTTTGCTGCTAGGTTGTATTCACTTTCACTCAAGTCTGAATTAAGTGTCACTCCAAAAATTGATAATGTTAATTTTCTAATATGGTCATGAAC